GCTCAGGAAGCTCTCGTAGCTGCTATTCAAGACGCAGGTAAAGAAGTTGATGAAGAAATCATTTCTAAACTGACAGGTAAAGCAGCTCAGTATTTTACTGCTTTAATGAGCTAATCACCGTATTAAGGCTTAAGAGTATTGGAAGGTAAAAGATTTTACCCACCTAAACCTTAAGGAGCCTTGGTGAAAAAGCAAGAACTAACTGCTCTTGTCACGGAGTATGGCGACGCAATCATTACCTATCGTAGTGAGAACTCAAAAAAACTAAAGTACAATGTTTGCACGTTGGACTTTAGTACACCATACATTCAAAGCAAGAAAAACAGAGCAAAAGAAACTACCGATACATTACTCTTATTTTGTTGGGACACAGACTCTTATCGTTTGTTAAAACCCTTCAACGTAACGAGTATAGTGCCTTTAGCCTCTATACTGAAGAATGATAAATGATAGATATAACAGAGCCGGACAGCCATTACGAGCACGTAATTCATTATGATGAAGCTAAAAACGAGCAAGTAAGGCTTACGGTCAATACTTTCAGGGGTATAGAATACCTGCATATAAGAAAGTATTATCTCGACTTTGATGAATCTTGGAAGCCTACACCTACTGGTATAGCGCTTCCGCTCGACTTTAATAACTCCAAGGAACTCTTCCGTGCACTAACAGAGATTCTATCTCTTGCCGAATCTAGGCAAGTCATAGAAGAGACCTTTGGGGACTTAATTAGAGAGCTATATCCGGAGTACGGCCCAAATACTTCTTGACTTCCTATGTGATTTCTATTATAATATATCTTAATAAATGAGAGAAAATACATGACAGATATAGACTTCGCATACCGCAATAAAATCGCAAAACTCTACTATGAAGACGGTGAAAGCCCTCTTTCCGATGAAGAGTGGGACGGGTTAAAAGACACTCAGACTGTTGGCTATACAGCTGACTCCGGGGTCAAACACCTCTATCCCTTGCGTTCATTACAGAAATGTTTTTCTGAGAAAGAAGTCTCGGACTGGAAGGAAAAGTTTGGCCCAGAATTCTGGGTGCCTACTATCCGTACAGATAAGCTAGACGGCGCAGCTATATCTCTTGTTTATGAGCACGGAAAGCTAGTGCGTGCTACAAGTCGTGGTAACGGCCAGGTAGGTGTAGACATTACAGCTAATGTACGCCACCTAGTGCCTACCCAAATCGACCACAAACCTCTATGTCAGATAGATGGAGAAGTTGTAGCGCCTAGTGTTATTCCTAATGCAAGAAACTTTGCAGCAGGTTCGTTAAACCTCAAAAGTGTAGAAGAGTTCAAACAGAGAGTGCCTAATTTATTCTTTGTAGTGCATGATATGCGACCAAATAGTAACTTTAAGTACTGGACTGAAAAACTAGAATTCTGTGAAGTTCTTGGCTTTCACACAAACGTAAGCTTTAACTCAGAAGACTTTCCTACTGATGGCATAGTCCACAGAGTTAATAATCTACAAGTCTGGGAAGAGGCAGGGTTTACTGCACACCACCCAAGAGGCTCCATAGCTTACAAAGTACAAAAGAAGGGGGTAGTAACTGAACTACTGAATGTAGTTTGGCAGACTGGTAAATCCGGAGTGGTAACACCCGTAGCTGAACTAAAGCCAGTAATGATAGGGGAAGCCCAAGTTTCTAGAGCTACTCTCCATAATGTGGAATACATTAAGGAGTTAGGGTTAGAAATTGGCTGCGAGGTCGAAGTCATCCGTAGCGGTGAAATTATACCCCGTATTGTCCGACGGGTTAACTAAAAATAAATCTTGACAATAAACTTAAAACTAAGTATAATATACTTTCAATTTCAGAGGAATACAAATGCAAGCGATTATAACCCCCACTACTTGTGGTTCATGCGGTTCTAATCTATCGTGGAGAAACGACTTGCTGTTCTGCGAGTTCGAGAGTTGCCCAGCGCAAACGGCAAAGAAAATAGAACACTTTGCTAAGACCCTTAAAATCAAGGGACTCGGCCCAAAGACCATAGAGAAGTTAGCTCTATCCTTTTTACAGGATATCTACTGTCTTGACTATGACTTTACAGCGATTGCCCTCTCTTCAAAAAGGCTTGCAGATAAGCTCTTCGTGGAAATTGAACAAAGTAAGAAAGCTACTTTAAATCAAGTACTTCCTGCTTTCAGCATACCTTTGGTAGGCAAGACTGCTACAGATAAACTGTCCACAAAAATAAATAATCTTAATGAGATAACACTGGACAAGTGTCGTGACGCAGGTCTTGGAGAAAAGACTTCTGAGAGCTTGATGAACTGGTTTAATAACGAATGGTGTGGGGCATTAGAGTTTATGCCCTTCTCATTCGAGTTTGATACCTCAGAGTTTAGTGGGCACTATGGCGAGCTTGGAGTAATATGTATCAGTGGGAAACTTAAGAGCTTCCCTACTAAGGCAGACGCTACAGGGCTTCTCACACAGATGGGGTATACAGTTAAAAGTACAATTACTAAAGATGTGACTATTCTCGTGAATGAAAGCGGGATAGAGAGTGCAAAAACAAAAAAGGCCAGAGAATCTGGCGTAACAATAGTAACCAATCTATTAGATTTTATAGGAGAATAAAACTATGGCAACACTGCCTAAGTGGACTGATGAGCGCACTGACGAGCTCACTAATTTCGTCGGTAATGAAGTACCCGTATCTCAAGAAACTGTAGCAGAAGCTGCAGAGCAACTTGAGACTACTACACGGTCAGTTTCTAGTAAGCTGCGCAAGATGGGTTTTGACGTAGAACTTGCTTCCGCTAAAAGCGTTCGAGCTTTCAGTGAGTCGCAGGAAGCTACTCTAGCCACCTTTGTCACAGACAATAGCGGCGAGTATACATACGCAGAAGTTTCTGCTCACTTTGAAAACGGGGCGTTTAGTCCTAAGTCTATTCAAGGTAAGATTCTCTCTATGGAACTCACTGACCATGTCAAAGCTGCCCCTAAAGTAGCAAATGTAAGGACTTATTCCCCTGAGGAAGAAGTAGTCTTCATTCGTATGGTTAACGAAGGCGCTTTTGTAGAAGCAATTGCAGAAGCCCTAGACCGTACATCTAGCAGCATCCGTGGTAAGGCTCTTAGCCTTCTTCGATCTGAGGATATTGCATCCATTCCTGTTCAGGAGCATACAAAAGGCTCTAACAAAGAAGATCCTTTGGTTCAGTTGGGTGATGTATCTGGCATGACCGTGGAAGCTATTGCTGAGCAAATCGGTAAAACTGCACGGGGCGTTAAGACTATGCTAACTCGTCGAGGTCTGGCAGCGTCAGACTACGATGGGGGCGCTAAAGCAAAAGCTGCTTCCTAGTAAGTAGTTAACTACATGTAGCTGAGGCGAGGGGTCGCCTTGGCTATATATTTTTCATTCGGGGGAATCATTGAATATAGCAAGTGCTTTTATTAAGCAAGTTTTAGACGTGCAAGACTTTGAGTCTTGGTCGTCTGTGCGTAAGCATTATTTGCCAACAGCCTATCACAGATTATTTTCTGCGATAGATAAGCACTGTGAAAATTTTCATAGACTCCCATCGTTTGAAGACCTCAAGTTCGAAGTACGAGATGGCGCTACTAAAGAGCTCATCTATGCTATAGACGCAGTAGAAGTCGACGCAGACGCGTATATGCTTCTTCAGTATCTCAAGAATGAGTACACTCAGAAAGAGATACTAACGTCACTTGAGGACTACGTTGACAACTCTATATCCTTTGAGGATGCAGAGGAATCCGTAGGACACCTACATCAGATAGTTCTTGATATCGAAGAGAAAGTAGAGCTTCAAGAACCTCAAGAGAGTATGCAACGTATTCCCTTGTTTGAACCTGATGAGGAGCTAAGAAAGTACCTGCCTCTCGGACTAAATACCGATAATGACTATGAAATTTCGTTCTCCCCCCGAGACTTAATTCTTGTAGGCGGTCGCCGAGGGGCAGGGAAATCTATTACCTGTTCTAACATTGCTAATAATGTCTATGAGTCTGGAAAGTCTGCAATCTATTTCACTATTGAGATGGATAGTCGAGCGATACTACAACGGTGTTGTTCGATTGCAACTGAGATACCTTTTTCACGTCTGCGCGCTAAGAATCTTAACGTAACGGAGTGGGAAAGAGTAGCTAGTTGGTGGGCTGGCCGATACCAGGATAGCCAAGAGCGACTTGAAGAGTACCGAGAACATCGTGACTTTGAAAAGTTCCACGATAAACTTAAGTCTGGCTGTGAGCTTCTCCCTGCTCAGCAGTTAGATATAGTTTATGACCCCTCTCTTACTATCTCAAAGATACGATCTGAGCTTGATAAAAAAATAAAGAGTAAAATGGATGTTGGCGTAGTTATCGTTGACTATATCAATCAAGTGAAGCGGTCTAGTATGCCTTCTCGTGGAGGGCAGTACGATTGGACAGAACAAATAGAAGTTAGTAAAGCACTGAAGAGCATGGCGCAGGAGTATGAAACCCCCATATTCTCGCCGTACCAGACAGACGCTAGCGGGGAGGCTCGTTTTGCCAAAGGTATTCTTGATGCTGCTGATGCAGCTTATTCTATGGAACCACATAGTCAAGAGGACGGTGTTATAACCTTTACCTGTGTTAAAATGAGAGCAGCCGCTATGCGTTCTTTTACTTCTACAATGAACTGGGAAACATTAAAGATTGGCCCTGAGTCCGCCCTGACTCCTACAGAGAAAGAGGCTAACGACCAAAAGACTGGCGAAGACATAGACGACATATAAAAATAGTTCTTGACAGTTACGTTAAAATTTAGTATAATATACTTTCAAATTTAACAGGAGTCTAAATGACTGTAATACGAGGCAGCATGGCATATACTAGCAACGGACGACGAAGAAAAAAAGTAATTTCCCGCAGTAGAAAAGAAAAAGTACAGTTTTTTCAGTTAGATAGGGACGAGCCTATCAGACGGGAGACAAAGTATTACCCCTCCGCCCCGATGACACCCTACACTCCTGCTAAAGATGAGCAGTACAAACGTGACGTATCTGCAAATTATACTATAGCACCCGCATATAACAAGGGAGCATACCAAGTCATACTAGATAAAGACATAAAAGATATAGGTAGATAAACTACCAAGTTCAGATTATAAATCCTATAAGAGAAGCAAGTGAATGGAAGTAGAAAGAATATTACGTGACAATGACATATACTTCATGCAAAAGGGTGCAGACTTTCTAGTAAGTTGTCTAAACCCTGAGCACGCAGATAGAAACCCTAGTATGCGAATAGACCAGATTACTGGTATCTTTCAGTGCTTCTCTTGTAGTTACAAAGGAAACCTTTTCAATCATTTTGGGGAAAGGGCAAATCAATTACAGCAACAGAGAGACCTTTTTAAAAAGAAACTTATACAAAAGCGCTCCGATAGTGTTGGTTTGTCCTTTCCCCAGAATAGATTGCCTTATGTTGGCAATTGGAGAGATATTCGACCTGAAACCTATAAAAGGTTTGAAGCATTTCATCACCCAGACAGTGATTATGTGGGTCGAATAGTATTTCCAATTCGTAACATATCAGGTAATATAGTTGCCTTTCAAGGCAGACACACGACAGGCGGAACACCTAAGTACAAGTTTAGCCCTCCAGGGGCTAAGTTACCCTTCTTTCCTGTAGTAGAGTTTATACAGAACTCTGTTATATTAGTAGAAGGTATATACGACATGATAAACTTGCATGATAAAGGTCTAACGAATGCTGTATGTTGTTTTGGAACTAACAACTATAATGAGACTAAACTATCAATGCTTCGAGTACAAGGAGCAGAGTATATAGACATCTTTTTCGATGGTGATGATGCGGGACAAACCGCAGCAGAGAAATTAAAGATTGAGTGTGAGAAAGCTGGTCTCGTAGCTAGGAACATCCATTTAAAGGATACAGATCCTGGTGCGCTCAATCAAACTTCAGTAGACAAATTAAGGAAGAAGTTATATGGCTAGAGTTGCCTTAGTAGAAACTAAAAAGGGTAGGACTGATTTCAGGCGAGAGTTTGATGGTGAATTTGATTTTGACCAATATCAGTTATGCTCAGATCCAACTATTAAAAAAGTATTGAAACGAGACTGTGACATTGAAATAAACATAGATAACTACGACTGGGTTATTCTAGTAGGTAGTGACGCGCTCAAATACTTTACGAAAATTAATTCAGTAACAGAGTACTCAGGTAAAAAGGTAGATGAGAAATTTCTTCCTGTAATTAATCCTGCAATGCTAACATTTAAACCTGAAGCTAGAAAGACTTGGGAAGCTTCCAAAGAGAGCATCATTAATCATATCAAAGGGTTGGTTGAGGATGTCATCATTGATGAGAGTATAGCTTTCGGTGTTGAAGATACAGAAGTGTGTAATGCTTTTATTCAGGCAGCTATTGATCACGAAGGTACTTACATTGCACTCGACTCAGAGACCACGGGGCTGTATCCTAGGGACGGCTATATACTTGGTATCTCTTTATGCTATGACGGGGTCAAAGCGGCTTACATCAATACAGAGTGTTTTGACGCGGTTACTGAGTCTCTCTTGCAGGAGCTATTCACTAAAAAGACAGTAATATTTCATAATGCTAAATTTGACATGGCATTTTTTGAGTATCATTTTAACTTTAAGTTTCCTAGCTTTGAGGACACAATGTTGCTCCACTATCTCATAGACGAGAATCCCGGAGGTCATGGTCTAAAGCCGCTGTCTATTAAGTACACACCTTACGGTGACTATGAAAAGCCTATGTACGAGTGGATGGATACCTACAGGAAAGAGAATGGAATACTTAAGGCTGATTTTCAATGGGCTTGTATTCCCTTTGATGTTATGAAAACGTATGCAGCTATGGATGCTTTATGCACTTTTATTCTTTTCGAGAAATTTGTAAAAATTAAGCAGAATGCTAAGCTAAAACTAGTTTACGATAACCTTCTTATCCCAGGAACTCGCTTCCTTACAGATATGCAGGATAATGGCGTGCCTTTTGATCGCTCTCGACTAACGCAGTCTCAGGAACTTATGCAGGTTCAGATTGATGAGTCTATTAAGACACTTTATCAGAACCCCCAGATAAGCAAATTTGAGAAACTAAATGGAAAAGATTTTAATCCTAACAGTACTGTTCAGCTACGTAGTCTACTTTTTGACTATCTTGGCCTCAGCCCTACTGGCAAGAAAACAGTCAAAGGTGCAAACTCAACGGATGCAGAAGTACTCGGAGAACTTGCAGCTCAGTCAGAAGTTCCTGGACTTATCCTTAACATACGTCAACGATCCAAAATTAAGAATACTTACTTGGACAAGATCATACCGCAACTGGATAGAGATAGCCGTCTGCGTACGGGATTTCACCTTTCTTTTACTACTAGCGGCCGCCTCACTTCTAGCGGTAAGCTTAATATGCAGCAGCTTCCTAGGGATAACCCTATAGTAAAAGGATGTATAAAAGCTAACGAGGGCTATAAGATAGTAGCAATGGATTTAACTACTGCGGAAGTGTATGTAGCTGCTATTCTGGCACAGGATAAAGCTCTTATGGATGTATTTCGCTCTGGCGGGAACTTTCATAGTACGATTGCAAAGACAGTATTTAAACTAGCATGTGAAGTAGAAGATGTTGCAAGTTTGTTTCCTACGCAAAGACAGGCTGCTAAAGCAGTTACTTTTGGAATTATGTATGGAGCAGGCCCAAAGAAGATTAGTGAGCAGGTAACTAAGGATTCTGGCACGTATTTTAGCCAGTATGAGGCGAAAGAAGTTATTGACGACTACTTTCAGTCTTTCCATCAATTAAAAAAATGGCTACAACTACAGCAAGATTTCATAGTACAAAACGGCTTCATCTATAGCTGCTTTGGAAGGAAAAGGAGATTACCAAATGTTAAATCATCGGACGCGGGTGTCAAGAGCCATAGCATTCGCTCTGGTCTTAATTTTCTGGTGCAGTCTGCTGCTAGCGATATTAACCTTCTTGGAGCTATAGATATGCACTCTTACTTAAAGGCGAGTAAGTCGAAAGCACGAATCTTTGCTCTTGTACATGACTCGATACTTGCAGAAGTACCTTACAATGAGGTGGATACGTACTGTGATCAGCTACAGCACTATGTTCAAATGGATAGAGGAATATCAATTCCTGGAGCACCTGTAGGTTGTGACTTCGAGGTTGGAGACGACTACTCTATGGGCAAATACGAGAAACAATATGGCATACTCTAAAGAAGTACTAGACCACTATCAAAATCCTCGTAATGTAGGTAAAATGGAAGAGACCGAAGATGTGGGCACAGGTATGGTAGGAGCACCTGCTTGTGGTGATGTTATGAGACTCCAGATCAGAGTGGAGAACGGCATTATACAAGATGCTAAGTTCAAGACCTACGGCTGTGGTAGTGCTATAGCGTCTTCGTCTCTTTTGACTGAGTGGGTGAAGGGCCGGACTCTAGACTCTGCTAATACTATTAGAAATACAGATATAGCAGAAGAGCTGGCCCTTCCCCCTGTGAAGATACATTGTAGTGTTCTTGCAGAGGACGCAATCAAAGCGGCTATACATGACTACAGAGAGAAGCACCTCTAAAGGAATTTGAATATGCGGTACGGTATTACGTGGATTTGGAAAAAAGAAAAGCACAGTACAGAAATTGACACCAGCGTGGAAGATGCGGTATACTCTTGGTGCAAGGAACTAGAAGACAGTGGGGTAGAAAACATAACCATATATAAAGAGGGGGCATTATTTGATCATTACATACAGGGACGTTCAACACGTGACGTTCCCAGTGTACCAGATACCTTCAGACAACTGGACCTTTTCTGACGGACTGCTTTTTATAGACGATATGTTAGTAGACGACACTAATATGCCCGGAGAGTCTTTGGGCGTACGAAGAATACAAACCCCGTTCAGAGACCTTATGCCCTTACCCAGGTCATTGTTAACTCATGTAGGTATGCTAAAACAAAAGAACAAAAACTTTATTGATTCAAGAGGCGACCCCTTTATATATCAAAAAACCTTTTTCTCTAAACTTAAATATTATAAGATACGTAAGGTTGATAGAAAAGGGGTTGCCTCAGTACTATGGCTACACGGAGTGAAAGCTCCGTTTACCATAATAAGACCCCCAGAAGATGGTAGGTTCTGGGCCGGAGTATTACATTTAGGTGATGCTCCTTACTTGTTGTACGAGTACTCCGAAGTAAAGCTAAAGGACACTCGAAGGAAAATATAGGAACTATATGGGAAATAAACGTAAAACTTTGAGCGGCTCCGGCCTTCAACTAGAAGAAATAGAGCCGCTAACAAAGAACCAATTAAAAGCATTTGAATCAGAAAAGAATCTCGTGTTGCACGGAGTAGCAGGTACAGGTAAGACCTTCATTTCATGCTACTTAGCCTTCGATGACATGGCTAAAGGGTTATATGACAATTTAGTGTTGATTCGTAGTGCTGTACCTACTAGGGATATTGGTTTTTTGCCAGGAAATGAGAAAGATAAGGCTTCAGTTTATGAAGAACCATACAAAGAAGTTGCAAATGAGCTATTTAATCGCGGAGACGCCTACCAGATACTCAAAACAAAGGGCTTAGTGCACTTTATGACAACTTCTTACATTAGGGGTATAACTTTGAAAAACTCAGTTATACTAATAGACGAATGCCAGAACATGACGTTTCACGAGCTAGACTCTATCACGACTAGAGTAGGAAAGTACTGTAAAGTAATCTTTTGTGGGGATTTTGAGCAATCTGACCTAAAACAGAACGGGCTAAAAGAATTTTTAGCTATTTTAGAAAAAATGGGTTCATTTGATATGATTAACTTCGAAATATGTGACATAGTTAGAAGCGGGTTCGTCAAAGAATATTTAACAGCTAAAAAAGAGGTAGAAGGGTATCAAAGCTCTAATAAGTAATCGCATTTATCTTGAGGTAACGCCGGAATATAAAGAGTTTCTTAGTAAGGAGCTAACTTATACTATTCCTTCGTTTAATCCTAATGACCCACCGTTTGTTATTAAAAACATGGCGCGGGTAAAGGATGGTCTGGTTAGTATCCCGATTGGGAGAACTGATCTGATACCCTCGGACTACAAAGTAGTTGATAGACGCATTACACTACCAATAGACTTTCCTGAGTTCAAATTTGAGCTAAGAGAAAGCCAGCAAAAGGTCTACGACGAGATAGAAGACAATTCTATTATAAATGCGTGGGTTAGCTGGGGCAAGACTTTCACAGGTTTAGCTATTGCAGGTAAGTTAGGGCAAAAGACTCTTGTTATTGTCCATACTGTACCTCTACGAAACCAGTGGGCAAAAGAAGTACAAAAAGTATATGGGTTTACTCCTGGTACTATAGGCAGCGGGAAATTTGAAGTTGACCCTCCTATAGTAATAGGGAACACCCAGAGCTTGTATAGAAATATCCCTAAGATACGGAAGATGTTCGGGACTATTATACTGGACGAGATGCACCATGTCTCGTCCCCTACTTTCTCTAAAGTCATAGATACAAACTACGCTAGGTACAAGATAGGTCTGTCTGGTACTATAGAAAGAAAAGACGGTAAGCATGTAGTATTCAGGGACTACTTTGGTAGTAAAGTGTTTAAACCCCCGAAAGAGAACTACATGGTTCCGTCTATAACGATTTATAATTCTGATATAAGGTTTATGGACGGGGTTAAAACTCCTTGGGCTAATAAAGTCACACACTTGTCCAACCAAGAAGAATATAGACACACTATTTCTATGATAGCAGCAGGATACGCAGCGAAAGGGCACAAAGTCCTGGTAGTAAGCGATCGGGTTCATTTTTTAAAAGCCTGCGCCGAACTAACAGGTGACCGCGCTATTTGTGTTACGGGTGAGGTAGCGCATGAAGATAGAGAAACACTGCTGAATGAGCTTCGTGCCGGAAGGAAAGACGTTCTATATGGCACACAAGCCATATTCTCGGAAGGTATCTCTGTAGATAATTTAAGTTGTTTAATTTTAGCAACTCCTGTGAATAATGAGCCTTTGCTCACTCAGCTAATCGGGCGTATCATACGCCTGCAAGAAGGTAAAGTGCCTCCTGTAGTAGTGGACATACATCTAAAGGGAAATACCGCACGTCGGCAAGCTTCCAATAGGATGGGCTACTATATCAAAGAGGGTTATAAGATACAGCAACTATAAAAAAATACTTCTTGACATCGAGCTCGTTTTAAGGTATAATATGCTCTTATATAATTGGAAAAGAATCTTTAATACTTGCAACGCCCGCCCTACGGAGATCGTTCGAGTAATTAAGATGTTAGTGTACAAAGAAATACCCGTTAATAGATTTGATAAGCTGCATAGATATTCAGCTATTGACTTTAGTGGCGGCTCGTTTTTAGCACATCCTGACATTCTTTTAGACAATTCATATAAATACTCGTACCGAGACATATGTATATATCTGTCAGTGGCCTCTTTGAGGTCTTACGGGCAGTACAAAGCCTCGGGAAAAACAACACTGGACGAACTTCATTTGACGTTTGATCCATTCAAATATTTAAACAATACTAGACTACTTTATAGATCAGGAAGTGATATCCACTTTCTATATGAAGAAGTCACAACGGAGAATAAATAACATGGCTATATCCTTTAATCAGCAGAAAGGTTCTGCTCAAAAGTCTTCTATCAGCACTTATCAGTATACCGACGGTGACAACAAGATGCGCATCTGTGGCGACATTCTAGCGCGCTACGTATACTGGATCAAAGGTGAGAACGACAAGAACATTCCTTTGGAGTGTCTGTCCTTTGCCCGTGATGAAGAGCGTTTTAATAACAAGGAAAAGGACTGGGTACGTGAGTACTATCCCGACCTTAAGTGTGGCTGGAGCTATGCTACCCAGTGTATTGACAACGGTGAAGTGAAAGTTGTTAACTTGAAGAAGAAGCTGTGGGAGCAAATCATCACCGCTGCTGAAGACTTGGGCGACCCTACTGACTGCCATAGTGGCTGGGATATTATCTTTAAGCGTGTTAAAACCGGCCCTCTGCCCTATAATGTAGAGTACCAGTTGCAAGCACTCAAGTGTAAGACCCGCGCTTTGACAGACGACGAGTTAGAGTTGTTTCAAGGTATCAAGTCTATGGATGATGTTATGCCACGTCCGACTGCTGACGCTCAGAAGGAGCTGTTAGACCGCATACGACAGGCAACCACTTCAGAAGTAGATGATACTCTCGAAGACGAATTCAAAGTAGGATGATTCTATTTACCGCAGACTGGCACTTAAAGCTGGGACAGAAGAATGTCCCAGTTGACTGGGCAAAGAAAAGATATGAATCCTTCTTTACTCAGATTAACGAAATAGAACAGGAGTGTAGTATGCACATAATTGGGGGCGATCTTTTTGATCGTCTTCCAACTATGGAAGAACTAGAATTGTACTTTTCCTTTATAAGAAGAGTAAGCATTCCCACGCTGATTTATGACGGCAATCACGAAGCTACTAAAAAGAACAAGACTTTCTTTAGTCAGCTTAAACAAGTTAGTAGGGATATTAACCCTTTTATTCATATAACTGACTTTTCCTATGTAGACAAGGACAGAGGTTTTAACGTGCTTCCTTATGCAGACTTACATAGAAAAGATAGTATAGAGGCTTTTGATACTAGACTGCCTATATTTACTCATGTACGTGGGGAAATTCCTCCTCACGTAAAACCTGAAGTAGACTTAGACAGGTTCGAGGATTTCCCTGTAGTTTTTGCAGGAGACTTGCACGCACATAGTAACACACAAAGAAATATTGTGTACCCCGGAAGCCCTATGACAACTTCCTTCCACAGAAATATAGTGGAGACAGGGTATTTGCTAATAAATGACAAAGATTGGTCATGGATGTGGGAGAGGTTTAGTCTTCCTCAATTGATTAGAAAAACAGTACAAGACCCGAAAGAAATGATACCTACTACGTATAATCACACAATTTATGAACTAGAGGGAGATATACAAGACTTATCTAAGGTTAAAAACTCAGAGCTGTTAGATAAAAAGATAGTCAAACGAAGTACAGAAGCTACGCTGCTTTTGAACAAAGAAATGAGTATAGAAGATGAGTTAGTTGAATACCTTACTTATATACTAGAACTTCCTACAGAAAAAATATCAAACATTATAGGGACTTACAATGATTACTCTCAAACAGCTACAATGGAATAATTGTTTTAGCTATGGCTCTAATAATACGCTAGTTCTGGATGATAATGCTGTAACACAGATTATAGGAACAAACGGTACGGGGAAGTCCTCTATACCTTTAATTATTGAAGAAGCTCTATATAACAAAAATTCTAAAGGAATCAAAAAAGCAGACATACCCAATAGGTACATAGGTAACGGTTATAGTATAGAACTGACCTTTACTAAGGATACTGACACCTATTGCGTGAGTATAGACAGGAAAAACACCATAAAGGTTAAATTAGAAAAGAATGGCGAGGATATCTCCAGCCATACTGCAACTAATACCTATAAGACTATACAGGAAATTATTGGAGTAGATTTTAAAACTTTCTCTCAGTTAGTCTACCAAAGTACAAATACTAGCTTACAGTTTTTAACAGCAACAGATACAAACCGTAAAAAGTTTTTAATTGATTTGTTGCATCTTGAAGGCTATGTAGAGCTATTCGATGTATTTAAAGACCACGCTAAGAAAATCTCTGTGGAAATTAACGGAATACAAGCAACTGTTGATACCATAGAGAAATGGCTCTTAGATAATAAATTGAGTGATACTATCATACTTCCTATGTTGGATTTAGAAATAAATACAGAAGAAGAAGAGAAAGAGTTCCGTTATTTAACTAAAGAAATTGAAAATATTTCAGAGAAAAATAAAAAAATCTCAAATAATAACCAATTACTTGAGCTATTGAATCAGGTTAATTTGCAAGAAGTACAAGATTGCTTAGTAACAGAACGAAAGTCTTATGATACGCTGCAAGCGGATATGGGTAATCATATGCAAATAGCGGCGGGGTCTAAGAGACTTTTAAATAAGTTGAGCACACTTGGAGATGTTTGTCCTACTTGTGAGCAAGACGTAAATCCTGACATTCTACAAGCCTTAACAAGCGTAGAGACTGAAAAAGTATTAAAATCGGAGAGTAAAATTGAGCAAATTGAATCAGACATCAAAAAAATTAAAAGAGATAATAACGAATTCACTCGTATTCAGAATCTTGAGACTGATTGGAAAGAAATTTATCGAAGTATTGACTCAAGTCTCCCTAAGAATATCTTGGACAAAGCGGAGCTTGAACGCAGGCTGGCGAGCGTACGAGCTGACTTACTTCAACGAAAGGAGCACCTGGAGAGCACAGCAACGGAAAATCAAAAAAGGACGAAGCATAACACCCGAATCCAAGTAATACAAGAACAAGAAGAATCATTTCTCAAACAGCTTGACGAGATTCAAGGCGTACTATATGAGCAAGAGGCTCTTATTTCCAATTTGGAGATATTAAAGAAAGCCTTTAGCACTAATGGTTTATTAGCGTATAAGATTGAGAATCTTGTAAAGGAGCTAGAAGAACTAGCAAATACTTACCTTGCGGAGTTATCGGACGGCAGGTTCACGCTAGAGTTTATAGTTTCTAATGATAAGTTGAATGTACAGGTTACTGATGATGGTAAAATAGTAGATATTCTAGCTCTTTCTTCTGGAGAGTTGGCTAGAGTAAACACTGCTACGCTCATAGCTATAAGAAAGCTAATGAGTAGTATATCTAAGTCTAAACTCAATATTCTTTTTCTAGACGAAGTCATTGCAGTATTAGACGATGTTGGACGGGAGAAATTAATAGAAGTTCTTATTAGTGAAGATTTGAACACTTATATAGTTTCTCATGAATGGACACACCCACTTCTCGAAAAAATCGAAGTAGTAAAGAAAGAAAATATAAGTAGGCTAGAATAAATGGTAGACAGTAGAGCAAAAGGAGCAAGAGGAGAATACCTAGTAAGGGACTTATTACGTGATTATACAAACCTTCAGTTTGAAAGAGTGCCGTTATCTGGCGCTCTTGAGTACTTAAAGGGAGATTTGTATGTTCCTAATGAGAGAAACTTTTTTTGTATTGAGGTAAAGAATTATGCGGAGTCGCCCCTCACGGACAAGATACTGACACAGAAGAAAACTAATCACTTAATTAAGTGGTGGAAAAAGTTATTGATACAAGCAAAAGGAGGAAACCAGAAGCCTTTATTGTTTTTCAAATATAATAGGTCAAAGATATATGTAGTTACAGAAGTGGTTCCACTCCACATAGATTACATTTATATCAGCGACTTGAACTGTTATGTCGCTCTCGCAGAAGAGTGGTTAAAAGAAGAAGAGGTAGAATTTATAAATGGCGCTTAGCTTTAACGATCAGAAGAAAACAGGCACACTTGTAATTGACGGGCTTAACTTAGCCTTTCGATGGAAGCACCAAGGCAGGTCAGATTTTAGATACGAATATATTAAAACTGTACAGTCTCTAGCAGACTCATACAAGTGTAGTCAAATACTAATTGCGTCAGACAAAGGAGCCTCCAGCTATAGGCGGGGTATCCGACCTGACTACAAACAGAATAGAAAAGACAAGTACAAGGATCAAACGCAAGAAGAGAAAATTGCATTTGAAGAGTTTTTTGAAGAGTATCACGCCACTCTTGATACTATAGAGTGGCCTGTATTACACTTTGATGGCGTAGAAGCAGACGACATAGCAGCACACCTAGTAAAGAACAAACGTGCTTACGGGTTCGCTAATATGTGGCTAGTTTCTAGTGATAGAGACTGGGACTTGCTTATTAAAGAAGGAGTCAGTAGATTTTCTTATGTTACCCGCAAGGAAGTAACTGTAGATAATTGGAACGAGCATTATGATGTAACTCGTGAAGAGTTCATATCCCTAAAATGTCTTACAGGTGACAAGGGTGATAACGTTCCTGGCATTCCTGGCATTGGGCCAAAGAGGGCTTTAACCCTGATACGGGAGTATGGAGATGCATTTAGTATTTATGATGCGGCCCCTATTCCTGGTAAGTACAAATACATTGAGTCTCTAAACGAGAATTACGAGCAGATATTACAAAACTATGAGCTAATGGACTTAGTGACATATTGTGATGATGCTATTGGCGAGCAAAATATCGCCGAGATTAAGGACAATTTTATATGAAGATTAACTATGAGAGGGACAACTACCTGTCGGAATTCGGACACATAACCCTACAGGACAGATACTTGATAGAGGGAGAAAAGTCTCCACAAGATGCGTTTGCAAGGGCCGCGAAAGCTTTTGCAGACGACGATGCGCACGCACAAAGGTTGTATGACTATGCATCAAAGCTGTGGTTTATGTTTTCTACACCTATTTTAAGCAACGGAGGAACTGCACGAGGTCTTCCTATTAGTTGTTTTTTGAATTATGTAGAGGATAGCAGAGAAGGTTTAACAGACCATTACACAGAGAATGCTTTCCTGTCAAGTGTTGGTGGGGGAGTTGGAGGAAGTTGGAGTGATATCCGTTCCGTTGGGTCTAAGACCTCTAACGGTAGCGAGTCTACGGGCGTTATCCCGTTTATTAAAGTCGTGGACGCTGAAATGCTGGCGTTTTCTCAAGGCGTAACAAGGAGAGGTAGCTATGCTGCATACTTGGAAATATCTCACCCAGAAATCGAAGAATTTATGGATGTTCGTAAACCTACGGGTGGGGACGTTAATAGAAAATCTATTAATGTTCATCATGGTGTTGTTATTAGTGATGCTTTTATGGAGATAATTGAACAAGCCACTAAGATAGAAGGCTTCGACGATTCTTGGGACTTGATTGACCCACATTCAGGAAAAGTAACAAAGACTACTTCAGCTAAAGCCTTGTGGGTGAAGCTGATTCAAAATAGAGTAGAGACAGGAGAGCCTTACATTATGTTCGGTGATACTGTAGACGAGCATTTGCCTGCTTTTCAAAAAGATTTAGGTTTAAAAGTAAGCCACTCTAATCTCTGTAGCGAAATAACTCTAGCAACAAGCAAAGACCGAACAGCGGTGTGTTGCCTCTCTAGTGTTAATTTGGAAGAGTACGATGAGTGGAAAAACGACCCTCTCTTTATTGAAGACCTAGTGCGTATGTTAGATAACGTAATCAGCTACTTTGTTGAAAAGGCTCCACCTCAGCTTAGTAAAGCTGTTACAAGTGCTCGTAATGAGCGTAGTTTAGGGCTTGGTGCAATGGGGTTCCACGCTTATTTACAACGGCATAATATCGCTTTCGAAAGCGCTATAGCAAAGGGACGTAACAAGAAAATGTTTTCGTTCATTAAGGAGGGCGCGAAACGTGCTACAAAGAAATTGGCTGAAGAGCGTGGGCCTTGCCCTGATGGGGCCAGTGCTGGTGTTAGGAATGCTCATTTGTTGGCTGTGGCTCCTAATGCTAGCAGCAGCATTATTTGCGGTAATACTTCTCCCAGTATTGAGCCTTATAGGGCTAATGCATTTACACAAAAAACTAAGTCTGGGAGTGCTCTACTAAAGAACGAATATTTAGAACACGCACTACAAGACCTAGACCAGGACACAAGTGATGTATGGAAGAGTATTATAACGAACGGGGGTTCAGTACAGCACTTAGACTTTTTAGATGACTATACAAAAGAAGTTTTTAAAACCGCAGTAGAGATTGATCAACGCTGGGTTATAGAAATGGCAGGAGACCGGCAGGAGGATATATGCCAAAGTCAGTCTCTGAATATTTTCTTTCCTTCTAATGTGTCAAAACAAGAACTCCATGCTATCCATATGATGGCCTGGAAAAGGAAGATAAAAACTTTGTACTATCTAAGAAGTGAAGCCATGAAACGAGCTGAAACAGTTTCTGATGAAGTTCTAAGACAGTACATAATGGACAGTATTGATGACGAAGGCTGCCTTGCTTGTGAAGGTTAAAAGGTTTTGGACAATATGGAAACACGCTCTTGGCAGTTTTAGTGATGAACAAACCGCAGGCAATGATGATATTGTCTGCGGGGTTCGTACGGTCATTGTAGGAGTGAATCTAACGTGTGCTATTTTTATAATGGCAAATATAGTAAATAATTGGGGATAGAATGAGCAATTTGTTAGAAGAAAGAGAGTACTATAAACCCTTTAACTACCCTTGGGCTTTTGAGTACTATAAACAACAGCAGCATATGCATTGGCTACCTGATGAAGTTAATCTTGCTGATGATTTAAGGGATTTTAGGGAGAACCTATCTGTAGGTAATAAGCGTTTATTGACTCAGATTTTTAGGTTTTTTACACAGGCAGACGTAGATGTATGTTGTGGGTATGCGAAGCACTACCTTCCTACATTTAAGCAGCCTGAAGTAAGAATGATGTTGTCTGCTTTTGCAGCTATGGAAGCAGTACATCAAGAAGCGTATTCATTACTGCTAGAGACTCTAGGTTATAGTGATGATGAGTACCAAAAGTTTTTTGAGCATAAAGAAATGCTTGATAAACACGAGTACCTTGGTAACTTTGGTATGGATACTCCTATAGATATTGCTAAAACAATGGCAATATACTCAGGGTTTACCGAAGGAGTTCAGCTCTTTAGTAGTTTTGCTATTTTGTTGAATTTTCCAAGACACAACCTTATGAAAGGTATGGGTCAGATTGTTACATGGTCTGTGCGCGACGAAAGTCTGCACGTAGAAGGCATGTCACACTTATTCAGGGCTTTCATACAGGAAAACCCTACTTTATGGACAGATGATCTAAAATATGAGATTTATTGTGCAGCAGAGCGCACAGTAGAGCTTGAAGATTCTTTTATTGACCTGTGTTTTGATGGTGCAGAAGTACCTGATCTAACGCCTCAAGAAATAAAAGAATATATTCGCTATATAGCTGATCGTAGGCTATTAGGCTTAGGTATGAAGAAAATTTTCGGAAGCATAGAAAACCCTCTACCTTGGCTAGATTATATGTTAAATGGAGTAGAACACACAAACTTCTTTGAGAATAGAGCTACTGAATATTCTCGAGCAAGTACCACTGGCAACTGGCAGGATATTTTTAAATGAGCGATAAATTAGAATTTAAACTAAATACAGAGGAAGTAAATACAATTCTGCACGGGCTAGGAGAACTCCCTGCTAGATTAAGTATGAGCCTTATTACCTCTATTCAAACCCAAGCGGCCGCTCAAATGCAGCCGCAAGTATCGAAGAAGGAGTCGACAAAAGAATGAATCAATTTGTAAAAAGTTTTATGGCAAGCGCAGTACTATTAGGAAGTCTATCTTCCGATCTTTATGCACAAGATATGGAAGAAATTGTAGTAAGAGGAGACCTCGGTAGCCTGCCAGGAAAGAGCGTAAAGTCCGTATTTGGCTTTAACAAGTCTATTTTAGAGACCCCCCGCTCTGCTTCAACTATATCAGAAGAAATGATGGATCGCTTTAACTTGTATGATATAGATGAGCTAGTAGCCCTTGCTCCAGGTAGCTTTACTCAATCCTTTTTCGGGGTTGCAGGAGGTCTGGACGTACGAGGCACTCCTGGAGAGACTTA